AAAGGCTGGAGGAAGTCTGACAATAAATTTAAGAGGGCAATCTCTGATTCCGCTTCCAATTTCGCCAATGTCAACAACAACGGTAATGCGAACTACAACAACGCCAGTAACTCTAATGGCGTTCGCCCGGATTTCGATTCTGTGATTGAATAGCCTATCGAGCGTTTCACAGACAGAGAAAGGAGAGATTGTCCTTCCATTATGGTAAATACAAAACACGACACCCACACTTACGAGTGTACCCGTCTGTCGGGTGAAAGAGGTTATCAGCGTGAGATATTTAATGGGAATGTGCTTTATGACGCTTACAAAAGGGCAAAGAAAGGTAGTGACTGGAAACCTCAAGTGCAGAAGTTTGAAATGAACTACCTTTTGGAGCTGTCCAAAATTCAGAGAGACCTTGAAAATATGGAGTACGAATTTCTACCAACAACACATTTCGTTTTGAATGAGCGAGGTAAGACACGATTCATCACTGGTGAACAAATCCATGACAGAATCGTAAAACACGCTTTATGTGACGAAGTGTTGAATCCCTCCATTGAAAAATTCCTCATATACGACAATGGAGCGAGTATCGAGGGTAAAGGGATTTCCTTTACTCGACAGCGATTGGTGAAACACCTCCGATGGTACTATGCACATCACCACTCCAACGAAGGACATATCCTACTAATTGATTTCTCGAAATACTACGACAATATCAGACACGACATTCTCATGCAGTTGTTTGAGAAGTATGTAGATGATGAACGCGCCCTTTGGCTCTTGAGAAAGAGTATCGACAGGTCGAGAGTTGATGTTTCGTATATGACTGACGAGGAGTATGAGAACTGTCTCAATAGACTGTTCAATTCCCTGTTGTATCAGTACATCGACAAGAAGCTCTTGACTGGCGAAAAGTACATGGGTAAGCACCTAAATATCGGAGACCAAGTGGCTCAAACTGCTGGTATCGCTTATCCGATAAGGATTGATAACTATGTGAAGATTGTAAAGAGTGTAAAGCTCTATGGTCGATACATGGACGATTCCTACGCTATCCATGAGAGCAAGGAATTTTTAGAGGAGCTTCTTGAAGACATAATCGAGATTGCCGAGGAACTGGGTATTACAGTGAATCGTAAGAAAACGAGAATCTGTAAGCTCTCCGAGCATTGGAGATTTCTTCAAGTGCAGTATTCGTTGACGGACACTGGTAGGGTTATTCAGAAAATTAACCCAAAACGTCTTACAGAAATGCGTAGACGATTGAAAAAGGTCGCTCCGAAAATGACGGAAAAGCAATTCACGGACTACTATACATCGTGGTTTAAGAATCACTACCGCATTATGAGTAGGCGGCAAAGAGAAAATATGGACACTTTATTTAACCAATTAAAGGAGGTAACAAAATGCAGTACACAATCACACTCGCTGACGGACAGCAGTTGACCGGGCTTACCAAGAACGGTGATAACTTCGTCAGCAAAACAAAGGTGGACGAGAGTATTTTCGTGAATAACCTCTCCACAATGACGGTTTCCGATGGTGAAACCGAAGTCACCATGACCGATGTACAGTTCATTCAGCAGATGGAATGGTTTGACGGTAGCTGGTATCTCGCTTTCCGTGAGATTTCCCAAGAAGAAAAGGCTATGACCGACCTTCAGTTGGCTTTAGTCGAAGTCTATGAAATGATTTTAGGAGGTATTTAATCATGGCAAAAATTTACGCTGATTTGATTCGTAAGGGTCTCAAGACCATTGACGATGTACCCGAGAAAATCCGAGCAGGGGTTGAAGCTCTGTTGGGCGAGGTACAGTAAGATGTATCTCAATATATTCGGACACCTACTGGTGTTCATAAAGCGAAAGGAGGTTGAGAGCATGGCAGTTATCTACGCTACCCTTATTGTAAAGGGCAAGAGGACTTATGCGAGTGTTCCGGCAGTGCTGAAGGCACAGGTTAAGGAAATTCTCATTGACCTCGAACTGGAAGACCTTGTGACTGAATAAGGTCGCACAGGCTGTCGCATGGGGTCTCACGACCCCATGCGATATGTTTCAACAATCAACAGGAGGTGAGGTCAATGGACGAATTTTTACAGGTTTTTGGTGACTTGAAAGTGGCTACTGTCGTTGTCGTTATCGTGGCTCTTTGTTTCGTGTACAAGCTCTATGCAGTCACCAAAAACCACTTAATCGAGAAGTACAAGAAGGAAGAAGAAAAAGAGCGTAAGATTCAGAAAGTAATCGAACAGGCAGAGAAATATCCCGAGTGGCATAAGCAGAGCCTTGATATTCAAAAGCAGTTTTCAGACGCTATTTCAGCTATCAAGGAAGACCAGTCGAAGACTTCCAAGCAGTTAGAGCATTTGACTACTCAAATTGGAGAGAATGAAGCTACTGTGTGTCGATACAGGATTCTCCGTTTTAACGATGAAATCTTACACGAGCAGAAACATACGAAAGAGCATTTCGACCAAATACTCGATGATATTACCAAGTATGAAAAATACTGTGAGGAACACCCCGAGTATGAAAACAACAAGGCAATTCTCGCTATCGAGAATGTCGAGCGTGTCTATAAGAAATGTTCGGACGAGAATTTGTTTCTGTAAAGGAGGTGTGTCGTATGACTAAACAGGAGTTTATCAAACAGATTGCCGCACTGGTAAAGAAGTATGCACCCTCTTATGGCATTAAGGTATATTCTCCCATCATCGCTCAAGCGTGTTTGGAGAGTGCCTACGGTACTTCCGAGCTGGCTGTAAATGCCTGTAACTTCTTCGGTCTCAAGTATCGAGAAGGTCGTTGTAAAACCTGTATCGGGATTTACAACAAAGTGGGCAGTGAACAGAACGCAGACGGAAGCTACACCAGCTCTGCTATGCAGTGGTGCAAATTCGCAGACATGGAGAATGGTGTTATCGGTTACTTTGATTTCACCAACATTTCCAATTATGCGAGCCTTAAAGGTGTTACCGACCCTCGGGAATACCTTGAGAAAATTAAATCTGCTGGTTACGCCACATCATTATCCTATGTGGACAATGTTATGGCAGTAATCAAAAGCTGGGATTTGACCCAGTATGACGAAAAGAAGGAGGAAGAAAACATGAGTAATAGTTCATTGGTGACATATACGAGAATCACCAACAATAAGACAAGCCCTCGTAACCATGCGATTGATACAATCACGATTCACTGTATCGTAGGTCAGTGGACAGCGAAACAGGGTTGTGATTACTTCGCTACAACCGACAGAGAGTGTTCCGCAAACTATGTTGTAGGTAAGGACGGTTCTATCGGATTGTCTGTTGACGAAAAAGACCGTAGCTGGTGTTCTTCCAACAGTGCAAACGACCACAGAGCCATTACCATTGAGGTTGCGAGCGACACTACTCACCCTTATGCTGTTACAGACAAAGCCTATGAAGCTCTTATCAAGCTGGTGGCTGACATTTGCAAGCGTAATGGTATCAAGAAGCTGGTATGGTCTACCACAAAGAGCGACAGAGTGAATCACAAGAATGGTTGCAATATGACTGTTCACAGAGACTTCGCAAACAAAGCGTGTCCGGGTGATTACCTCTATAATCGTCATGGTGAGATTGCTGAAAAGGTCAATGCAATCCTCAATGGTGGCACTACTACCACTCCGGCAACCCCTACGACCACTAAAGAGTTGTACCGTGTTCGTAAGACATGGGCTGACGCTAAAAGTCAGAAGGGTGCTTACAGTATTCTCGCAAATGCAAAGGCGATGGCAGACAAGAATCCGGGCTACTCGGTATTCGACAGCAAGGGTAATGTGGTCTACACTGGAAAGTCTACGACCACTGCTACACAGGAGTTCACCCCTTATCTTGTAAAGGTTACTGCAAGTGTACTTAATATCCGTAAGGGTGCTGGTACGAACTACGGTACTAATGGTGCTATTCGTGACAAGGGTGTTTACACCATCGTTGCTGAAAGCACTGGTAAGGGAGCTTCCAAGTGGGGCAAGTTGAAGTCCGGGGCTGGCTGGATTTCCCTTGACTACACAAAGCGTGTCTAATGGTACGCAGAAGAAAGAAAAAGCCTATTGAGTTTTCAAAGCTGATACTGATTGTTGCGGGTATTGTGAATGTGGCAGTTATCCTGTTTACATTCATCATGGTATGGAGAACCTGTGATTTAACACCCCTCCAGTACCTCATTCCAGCAGTAGCCGCCGAGACCGCCACTGGTACAGGATTTTACTATGCAAAGGCAAAGGTCGAGAATCGTATTAAGCTGATGAAGTCTTATAAGGTAGAACCAACAGAGCAATCGTTTAATGAACAAGGAGGATATTACAATGGTTGATTTGACACAGATTATCGTAGCAGTTCTGACACTGGTTATCTCTTTGATTACCGCATTTCTCATTCCTTACCTCAAGACAAAGGTAAGTGGTGAACAGCTCGAAACTATTAAGTTTTGGGTAAACATCGCTGTCGAAGCGGCAGAAATGATTTATGTCGGTACTGGCAGAGGACAGGAGAAGAAAGAGTATGTTGTCCAGTTCCTCAACAGCAAGGGATTCACTCTTAATGTAGCAGAGATTGAAAACCTCATTGAAGCGGCTGTTATGGAACTCAAGCTGGAACAGAAAAAGGAAGCCTAACCGAAGTCAGACTTCCTCTACTATGAAAACAAATCCGAAACAGTGTTTCACGAAAAATAAGGTGTTCGGATTTGCATTGTTTGGTGGAGCTATGCCCTCAATATCCGAACACTGGATTGTGAGGGTATTAGCACCGCTGATGTTGAATGTCAGCACGATTTTTCGCCCCTTGTCTCCGTAGTCGTAGAGATATACAGAGTTTACCAATGTGTCGATTACTCTACGCTGATACTCAATATCGTTTATATCGCCCTTCTTGAACGAAGCGAGCCAAAACATGATTCGCTCCTTCGTCAAGAGGGGCTTTTTCATTTCTTCTCGGGCAATTTGACCCTCAAGGTCTCGTCTCTCTGCTTCCAGCTCCTCAAGTCTTTGTTTGGTGGTGCTGGTGAAGATACCCTGTTCGATAGCAGTCAGTAAGTTCTTTATCTTCTTGTTGGTCTCTTTCAACATTCCCTGTAAGCTCACCAGCACAGAGGTATCTTGAAGCTCTTTCTCTATCAGTTCCATAGCTCGGGTTGCTATGAGTTCGATATTCTCGTCTGTGAGGACATTCTCTACTGTGTACTGGACAACGAGCTTTTCTATCCAGTCTTTCTTCTCTACCTTTTTATCGCAGTTATGCTTTCTCTTACGATTTACACATTTATAGTAATAATGAAGTTTCCCGGACTTCGATGTACCACTCTCACCGACCATAGCAGAGCCACAGTGACCGCAGAATAGCTTTGTGGATAACAAGTAGTCCTCAATGGCTTTGTTTCTTGCACGAGCCGCATAGTTGTGTTTGAACAGGGCTTGTACTTTCTCAAACAGTTCTCGGCTGATGATAGGTGGTACAGCGTCCTCCAGCACCACATCATCGAAGCGATACACTCCGATGTATTTATCGTTTCTCAAGATTCTACTCAAACTGTTCTTATTAAATGGATTCCCTCGGGAAGTCTTGTAACCCTGTGCATTGAGATATTCGACAATCTCGTTCTGTGATTTACCTTCAGCATACATCGTAAAGATTGCCTGTACTGCTTTCGCACCAACAGGGTCTATCTCAAATTTCTTATCGACAATTTTATAGCCCAGCACTGGTGTACCCATAGCGACACCATGTAGGGCGTTCTCTTTCATACCTCGTCTGATACTTCGGGCGAGGTTTTCGCTGTAATATTCAGCATAACCCTCAAGGACTGATTCGAGAATGATTCCCTCGGGGGTGTCCGGCATTGGTTGTTTCGCATAGAAGATTCTGACACCATTCTTCTTGAGCTTTGCTTTATAGATTGCTGAATCGTATCTGTTACGAGCGAAACGGTCAAGGGTGTACATGATTACAGCTTGAAAGTGTCCTTTTTCGGAATCCTTAATGAGCTTCTGAAACATCGGGCGATTGTCTGTCTTACCCGAAATGGCTCTGTCGCAGTATTCGTCTATCACCACAAAATCGTTCTTCATGGCGAACTCGTGGCACTCTCGAAGCTGACCCTCAATGGATTCTTCCCTTTGGTTGTGGCTCGAATAACGAGCGTAGATTACCGCTTTCGTAGTACCACCTCCAGTTGCTTCTTTCTTTTAATTAACTCAAAGGGAATGACTTTAGATTGCCGTAGCTGTGTCATTATCCCCCTCTAATTCTTTTCTGTTTTCAAATTCATAGACCATACTCATAAACTCGTGTTTCGCTCTACGAGACAGTGAGCGATAGATTTTGAGTATGTCCTGTTCGTCCTCGTTCTGTGGCACTGGCTGTGGAGCGAGGTCTTCTTCGTCAGCGAAGAAATCCATAACAGAACACCCCAGCTCTTGTGCGAACTCTATCAGTTCGCTTTCTTTCGGTAGAGACCCTTTGTTGATTGCAGTAACAAATGATGAAGACCCTTTGACCTTCTTAACTACTGCTGTCAGATTCGTTCCTCGTTCAGCACAAATACGCTTGATATTTTCAGCGAATGTCATTTCTAATTCTCCCTTCACAAATTATTCACAAAATTTAATTCGGATTTTTTGAATTTACCTCTTGACAATTCGTGAAATAAGAATTATAATAATAACAAGAAGTTCGGAAAACACGAATTGGCAATAAGAAAGCGACCTCTCAAAATTGGCAGTTTTGAGAAGTAGTGGATTTAGGTTGGTTTGTAAGAATAATAATAACATAAATTCGTCTTTTTGTCAATAGTAGTTCCGAATTTCAGAACACGAAAGGAGGTAAAAATCGTGAGTGTCAAGTCGAGAATGGAGAAATTGCGAATTTCACAGGTGGATATGATTTTGGAGCTTCGTGAGCGAGGTTATGAAGTTTCTCCACCTATGATGTCAAGTATTCTTCGAGGAACTTATACCTACCCTAAAGCGAAGAAGATTCTCGCTGTGTGCGAGGAGATACTCGCAGAACGAGAGCATGAATCTGACTGATGGACAGATACATGACCTCGCATATCCATTGGTGGGTATCGTAACGAAGTTTTACGAAGACCCGAAGAATGAGGAGGAATTTCAGAAATGGCTAACACAGCAAAAGGAAAAAGAATCAACCGACACAAACTCGCAGTAATTCAAGCGTATGCGATTATCGCCCTGTTTGTTGTCTTTGGTATCATCGCCGGGTTCATTTGGGG